GTCCCAGTAGTGAGTTAGACACACACTGTAACACTCCCACTCAGTAGAACAAGGATCAATAATCTTGTCTGCTTTCTTAGGACCAACACCATAGATTCCCGGTATGTTGTCAACCCTGTCACCCATCAGTGCCTGTTTATACAGCCAACGCATAGCGTCATCAGGGTTAAATGCATTTAACTTTTTCTTGGTGTAGTCATACATAAGACATGGTATCTGTTTGAAGTCTTTGTCCAACGAACAGATGATGGCGTTGTGGTCTAGCTCAGTAGCTTTGATAGCAATAGCATCATCAGCTTCCATGCCGTCTACAACATTAGCATTCCACTCAGAGATCATATAGTCGCGGAGCAGTTTCTTGTGTACAGGTGTTCGTTTGTTGTCACGATTACCTTTGTATGGTTGTGTAACAGCAACCTCATCCCTGAAGTTGCCCTTACCAGTTAGGTACAGAATGCTTTTGGTGTAGTGATCAGATAGATCCAAGACCATCTCAGACAGATAATTGTCTAGGGTCTGTACTGCAACGTCTTCTGACTCCTCGTCACAGGCAAACCCTACACGGTACACCAGCATGTCACCGTCAATGAGTATCACAGAGCTTCCATCTCTACAGCTTCGGGTTCGTACTCAACAAGGTTGGTAATGGTCAGTCGCTTGAGTGTGGCACTACGACCCTTCTTTTTAAGGTACTCCCAATCGTAGTAGCCGATGAGACAGCGGGCTTCGGAACCGTTAGCCACAACTGATCCTGACTGTACGTCGTCTTCATCGCTTCTAGGTGTTCGTCCTTTGAGAAGCACCTCTGTTCCGTCTGGTCGGAACGCACGATATTTGTTATTAGATTTGCATGTGATAAATTGTCCACGCTCATCACCCTTGTTGTTAATGGTAAGACCCATATCCTCCAACGCAGTAACAGCAGCGTCAGAAAGATTACATAGATCAACAGTGAACTTGTCTGCAAGCTCGTTCTTCTGAGTCAGCTTGGGCCAGAACAAAGTGCAGTTGATCATTACGTTAGGTGCTTCATTAGACATAGTAGCATATCTCCGCTAGTTAAACTTACCCTAATATTATACCACAAAAAATAGAATTGTGCTAGTGGGTATCGGCCCAACTATTACCAATCCTATACTCTCCGTCCAACGGACAGTTCAGTTGCAGGACTTCGCCTGCGAATACCATTGCATTAACACAAGACTTACCAATGAAGTCTGCATCTTCTGGTTTACATTCTATCTGCCACTCGTCGTGTACCTGTGCAACCAGCTTGAAGTTAACACGCTCCAATAGATCGTACAGTATGACGATAGCTTGCTTCATCACCACAGCGCCAGCGCCCTGCAGTAGTGTGTTCAGTGCGGCATGTTCTGATCGTACACGTATGCGTCTACCATCAAGACCAGTGAGGAACCCTGTCTTGGCGTCTGCCATAGTCTCGTTACGTAGGTCAGCCAGTGCTGGTGTGTTCTCAAGGAACGCCTGCTTGAGCTTCTTACCATGAGCGGCTGTGCCACCCACAATACTACCAATCTTGGCATCGCCTGCACCGTACAAGAACGCATAGATAAACGTCTTGGCATCATCCCTGTTGTCCAAGCCAGCGGCTATACGGTTGGCTGTGTGTATGTCACCTGTGAGTATCTCGTTGGTGTACTTCTCGTCGTTCATATAATGAGCCAGCATACGTAGCTCAAGGCCACTAGCATCAGCACCGACAAGTACGTGACCATCAGGGACAGTAAACAACTTACGACATTCCTTACCATACTCAGCCCTTACAGCAGGCACTTGAGCCATGTTCGGATTGGAGTGCGCCATCCTTCCGGTAACCGCTCCAATGTGACGGACTCGCCCATGTATTCTCTTGTCTTCTTCAACTGCCTTAATCCACGAATCCACCTGTGACGCTCGTTTCTGGCAGAGAAGATAACGTAATATAATCTTTGCTTCGGGAATGTGAGTCTGCTTCTTGAGTGTTTTCTCATCCACTTTCGGTTTGCCTGCGGGAGTGAGTTCCTTCCAAACTGCACCCTTACTAGCAAGACGCTCTGCGATCTGTTGTCTACTCCCGACATTGAATACCGTAACTTTGTCCTTGAGTCTCTTCTGTGTTTTATCACTGATCCTTTCCTCCACTATGGGTGGGAACACACGTTGCAAGTCACGCTCAATCCTGTGCATACGGGTAGTCAGTTCTTCGTACAGTTCAACAGCACCGTCCTTGTCGAACTCAAACCCGTTGTCTTCCTGATCCTTACAGATGAACGCTACGCTGTGTTCAAGATCAACACAATGCTTAGTAAAACCAAACAACCTTAACTGTTGTACAAGCGCATCGTGAAGTCTTTCAGTAACGTCCACATCTCTTTTGCAGTACTCCACCATCTCTTCAGATAGCTCCGACCAATCCGAATGATCACCTTTAGGGAAGCCAAGCCTATTTCCCCAAGCAGCCAAGCTGTGACCACCATCCAGATCGGGATGAAATAAACGTGAAAGTACCAGTGTGTCCACAACTCTGTCTTGAGGTATACGTATGCCCCATAACCTGTGCAACACAGGAAGATCGTACCCGATAACATTATGCCCACATACCTGTCCACCACGCGCCAGTTCATCCATCAAACTCCTTCTAGATAAGTGGGTCAAGTGAGCTTCGCCCGATCTCTTTGTAATCGCGCAGTGTACTTTCGTAGGGTTCAGGCCGTCTGCCTCTATGTCTAAGAACACAGTATTCGTAGTAGGCGAGATCAAGTTTCTGTCTTTCTGATAGTTGACTACCACCATCCCTCATCTCCCTGTTCTCTTCTTGTGTCATAATCCAACGTCCCATCTTCGACATCACGTATCTCCTCTAGATCACTAAGACTAGCATAGTCTATGTTACCTACCGCAGTCAAGTCATCCTCAACTAGGAAACGACTACACTCGTTACACATATCAACGAACTCCCCACTCCCGCTGAACTTCTTGGTTAGCTCGTAGTCTGTTAGTATCTTATCACAAGCAATGCACCTCATTCAAATACCTCAGTCAACCTACCTGTATCCTTGTTGTACATCAGCGCAGTAGCTGGCCCTGTCATACCACTGAACCTGTTCTTCAGCACACGCACGTTGGTAGTGTTACGTACCATAGGATCTTCTGCCTGAGCATTACGTTCTAATCCTAACACGATGTCACTGAGTTGTGCAATGGCGGCACTGCCACGTAGCTGACCAAGGCTGGTATACGCACCGTCCTCGTGACCCTTACCATCAGGACGTTTCAGGTGTGACACAACAAACATAGCCACACGCATCTCCTGACAGAACATACGTAGCTTGGTCATGATCTCGTCGATAGCCTTGCGCTCGTCACCGTTGTCCTGATCTGACACCAGTATGGAGATGTGATCCAGCACGATGTACTGCACACCCAGTACCTTGATCTGGTAACGGAACCGTGCCAGTACGTTCTCAATCTTGTTGGAACCAAACGTATCCCACAGCACCACACGATCATCAAGATCCAGACTGTCGAACACTTGGTCTACCTCACTAGCTGAGTAGTCACAGCCCGGAAGGTGTATCGGTTTGTTGATCTGTAATCCTACTAGACCACGGGCAGTACGATCAGGTGTCTCCTCAAGGAACGCTAGTCCTACCCTGTCGGTAGTCTGCGACAGTATGGAGAACACTAGCTCACGCATGAACGTAGACTTACCCAGACCAGAGCCAGCACAGATGGTGACTAGCTCAGTCGGTCTGATACCAAACGTCATGTCATCCAGCCCCTTGTATGGGTAGCGTACCTCTGCCTCCTCCAATGGTTTCTTCAGTGACTCACGCAAAGAACCCAGCATCACCATGCCATCAGGTGTGTAGGTCTTTGCCGCCCACCAACGCTTGACAAACTCCTCCTTGTCACCGTTCAACAGGTAGTCACACGCATCCTTGTGTTCACCATGATGGAATATCCTAGCCTTGCCACCAAATATATCAGCACATTCTAGAGCGGCAGATCGACCAT